GGCAACATCAGAGTAACCTTACTCCAATTATCCGTTGGTTTCAATGCCACATCAGCAATGCGTGTGCCAGTCTTTGTAAATACCTGTACCACATCAGGCTTACATGGCATCACTAAACAGATACCAGTATCAATCATGACAAGATCATAACCCTTGTCAAGAATCAGATACATAGTACTGTTAAATGCGCCAGCACTACCAAAGGATACAACCTGACCGGGGACATAAGAAACGACATCAGCGCATGCCAATGTCGTAACTAATGCCAGCAACAGAATGAAGAGATTCATTACAGTTTGTATTATTCCTTGGACTCTTCCAACTTGATCATGGTCTCCACCATTTCATTGATGACAGACATGCCACCCACTTCAGGTGCCATCTTGATCAAATAGGCTTTCACCTTGTCAAGGGAGGGCGTAGCCTTGCGGCCGCGCTTGCTCATTGATGCGGCATTCGATTGCAGGAACGTGCGGGCCATGCCGACAGCATAATGGAATGCCCACGTCGTCTGGGGGATTACTAAGCCAGCATCCAAAGCTTTTGAGATTGTCACGAACTCAGACAGACGAACCTTTGCAGACCGTTGCGCAGTCTTCTCGGCATCATTCAACTCAATGCCCTTTTCATTCTTGACAGATGCAGCAATCTCAGAACGGAATGCCTTGCGACCTTCCACTTCAAGACTGAGCATGTCTTGAAGGTAGCGGCCCCAGGTGGAGCCTTGACCCTTGCATTCTGCCAGCAGAGTGGCAGCAAGAGCTTTACCCCGGGCTTGATACCCAGGCGTCAGAGAAGCTACCGTATTACGGGCAGCCTGAACAGCCGACATACCTTGATCGGCAATTTGTTGCATTGCATGTTGACTCATAATTCACTTTCGAACAGTGAAGCCGATTACAGAATTATAATCTCTAAGCCCACTAGACTGCATCCTTATCACAGACGCAGTGTGGAAAGCTCAGTTAGAAACCTGAGGTGACAGGTCGTACAATCTTGTGTTGTGCAGGAACAACACTGAAAGAGTAATCAGGCACCTTGACAGTGCCTACATTCTTTTCCAGCTTGGACACCACAATTGGTGCAACCGGATGTTTGATGTTCTTGGAAACAGCATTAAAGAACGCCAGGGAGAGGGAGGTGTGTCGAATCATGATAACTCCTAATGATGTATTTTCCCACACATTTATGACTACAGAATGGACCATCTGTGTGCCTAATGGTCCTATTCCATTCATGGAGGGATTGTCTTCGCGTGAAATGATTCCACAACATTTACAAACCAGTTCCAGAATTTTAGCATGCTCCACAGATTTTCTGGCATTCTCAACGAGCAGTATAGCATGACTGCTAGCATGTCCTAGATGACCCGCTAGACCGGGTTATTTGGGGCAGATACTAGATTGAATCCCCTGATTCACTGAGCGGCGCGCACTCCGCATTAACAGTATCACAGTCCCATTGCAGGCTATATTACTTCACTTCACGGGTACGGATGAATGTGCAGCATTCGGGTACGCGCCTAGGACGCAACCTACCTTGATACATCATCCAAACCTAATCAACCCATGTCTGAACTATAGCAGGTATTGTGTTGTTTGGGTACAACAAATGGTAATAAAGTGTAACGCTTTCCATGTGATAACTACTATGAATGTATCCACTCTGTCAACAAGGTTTTTATGATACAGACTGTATTAAGGACTAGGCGGATAGATCGGTGTGTATTTGATAAAGAAACGTTTATCAATACCACTTATCATACCAATTCTAAATGAGAATGATTCCTATTTACATTACAGAATTGTAGGTCCTAACTCAATTTAATGTTGTATTTATACCACAGAATGATTGAATGAGAATCATTTTCAAGTGGGGGGAGGGGGAAAATGTTCGTGTATGGGAAATGCCGTAACCCATCTTGTAAAATTTCTAGTAGTAAAATTAGAAAAGGGGTATCTTCGTTTAAACGCCCTTAGAGGCGTTATTTTAACCCAGTTGATACCTGGGTAACCATCAGCATGAATAAAGGCCCCTGAGGGCCTTCTAATAGCCTTCCTGAGGCTTAGGTCGCTAGATCGCTCCCACCATGTTTATAGACAGATCAATTTCTAATATTTTCCTATTAATTAAATAATTTATATATATATAATAAAGAATTCTCTCTGAAAGAAAGAGAATTCTTATATTTAATAAAAGAAATACATTAAAAAGACTTCTTAAGAAGTCTTTTATTAAAAGAGACTCTTAAGAGTCTCTTTATATTATATATATATTAGTGTATCATAAAAATACAATTCTGTCAAGTACATTCTGTACTTTCCAGTAAATATTTCTGTTAAATGAAAAAGTACTTGACTTTTTCTATAAAGTATGGTATAATAGATGTTGTATTAAATTGTGTCTGCTATTTTCAATAGCATCCACCTGAATAGAAAATCTTTAAGAAAGGTCTTATGTCTGTTAGTAAGTATGCTGGTCGTGGTGGTTACCCCGACGAAATTAAGATGACTGTCGTCCAGCAATGGCTGGCCTTAGGAAATCTTAAGTTAGTTGCTGCTAACACTGATGTGCCTATCGCCACCATCAAGTACTGGCGTGGTGAACCTTGGTGGAAAGATTATGAAAACGAACTCCGTGCTGGACGGAGGTTCGAGGTTGACAAGAAACTTTCTAATGTAATTGATAAAGCATTTGCTATCATGGAAGATCGCTTGGATCATGGAGACTGGATTTTTGACCAAACCAAAGGTGAAATTGTTAGACGACCTGTAGGATTCAAGGATGCTAACAATGCTGCCACCTCTCTTCTTCAGCGTCAACAAGTTCTAGAACAACAATCCTCAGAAGAATATAACAAGGATGCCACCAAAAGCATTCAGGATCAATTAGCGATGTTGGCTAATGAGTTTGCCAAGTTTAATGGGCGTTCAAAGGCATCTGCCGAAACAATCGAATTCAAGGAGATGTCTGGTGCCAAGTTCGAAGGAATGGTTGAGCAAACCCGAGAATCAAGAGAAGATGAGAATCTCCAGAGCGAAATGGAGAATGAATAATCCTTCTTATCAGAAGGAATACACACAAACTCATAGAGAACAATATAAGCAATATTCTAAAATACATTATTTAAAAAATAGAGAAAAATTAATTCCTTATATTAATGCTCATCGCAAAGGTAGAATTAAAGATGCTACTCCTATTTGGGCAAATAAAAGAGACATTAGATTATTTTATGTAAATTGTCCAGATGGTTTTCATGTGGACCATATAATTCCATTAAGAGGTAAAATTGTTTCTGGATTACATGTCTTAGAGAATTTACAATATCTTCCTGCTACTGAGAATCTTAATAAAAGCAATAAATTTATTGCAGGAGGATTATAAAATTCCTTACATGAAAAATGGAAAACGCGATTATAAAGCTGAAGTGGCGAAGTACACTTCGAGACCGGACGTAGTGAAGAAGAGGGAAGAACAGAACAAAGCTCGGAAGATCATGGAGAAGAAGGGTTTAGTTCATAAAGGTGATGGAAAAGATGTTGACCATAAAACCCCTTTATCTAAAGGTGGTAAAACAACTCCTGGTAATCTGAGAGTAGTACCTGCTTCAAAAAACCGATCCTTTTCTCGTAACCCAGATGGAAGCCTTAAACATCAAAATATTGGAAGAAAAAAATGACCATTGTGAAGACACCGAAGGGTTACAAGGTTGAATCTGAATCAGGAAAGAAGAATCTTTCTAAACCTAATCTTTCAAAGAAACAAGCAATTAAACGTTTGAGACAAGTAGAATTTTTCAAAAATCAAGGTAAGAAATGAATAAGAAGAAAGTTCCTAATGTTCCAAAGTTACCCAAACTTCCAATGAAAGTTCCAAAGCCAAAGAAGGGTAGTGTTTAAATTCTCTCTGCTGACACGATTGCTGGATTTACTGGTTCTCTCCTTCAAAAGGGATTTGATGAAGCTGTAGCCAGTCCCCCCTGCCATATGGAATGGTGGGATTTGATGTGTTCTAAATATCCATTCGTAGCAATTGCTGCTCCTCGGGGACATGGTAAAACTACTGCTGTAAGTGGTTCATATGTCCTGGCAAATGTCTTGTTTCGTGAACGTAGTTATGTTTTAATTGTATCTGATACTGTTTCCCAGGCTGTACAGTTCTTAGGTGATCTTAAGAATCAGATTATGGGAAATGAACAACTCAAGAGTCTTTTCAAGATCAAAGAGTTTGTCAAGGATGCTGAGGATGATTTGATTGTGGCTACTGAAGATGGTCATTTCTTTCGTATCCAGGCTAAAGGTTCAGAACAAAAGGTTCGTGGTTTAAAATGGAATGGTAAACGTCCTGATCTAATTGTCTGTGATGACTTAGAGAATGACGAAATTGTCATGAATAAGGAACGTCGTGAGAAGTTTCGTAATTGGTTCAGTAAAGCCTTACTTCCATGCCGTAGTGCTTCTGGGATTGTGCGTTATGTTGGTACCATTCTTCATACGGACAGTATGCTTGAGCGGCTTATGCCCAAACAGTATGATAAAAGAACTGTGGTTGAGCCTCTTAAGACTTGGACAACCAAAAGAGATACCTGGAAAGCAGTAAAGTACCGAGCACATTCGGATGATTTCAAACATATCTTATGGCCTGAACGTTGGCCTAGGGAGAAACTTCAACTTGAACGACAATTCAATATCGAGCAAGGACACCCGGAAAACTACTCTCAAGAATATCTTAACATTCCTATCGACGAGACTTTTTCTTATTTTAGACGCTCTGATTTCTTAGCAAGTAATAAGGAAGATGAAGAGAAAAAGCTAAATTACTATATTACTGTAGATTTAGCTATCTCAAAAGAGGATACTGCAGACTACTCCGTCTTTCTTATTTCTGGAATTGATGAAAATCGTCGAATTCATGTGGTAGATGTGATCAGACAGCGATTAGATGGTGCAGAAATTGTAGATTGTATCCTGGATTTAGAGAAAAACTTCAAACCTGAGGTGATTGGGATTGAAGAAATGCAAGTTTCCAAGGCAATTGGTCCTTTCTTGCGTGAAGAAATGGTTAGACAGAACTTATATCCTAACATTGTACCACTAAAGCATGGTGGTAAAGATAAAATAGCTCGTGCTCGATCCATTCAAGGGCGTTTACGTACCCATAATGTGAGATTCAATAAGGCAGGAGAATGGTATCAAGACTTTGAGGATGAAGTTTGTACGTTTCCTCGCGGGAAACATGATGACCAAGTTGATGCTTTCGCTTATTTGGGTATGCTACTGGATAAGGTTCTAGAAGCTCCTACTGAACAAGAAATAGAAGAGGATGAATATCTAGATGAACTCAGAACCTATGAATCAGATGGAGGATCAGTCAATGGACGCTCCAACTACACCGGATACTGATAAAAGTAAATTAGGTTCATTGATTAATGACGTAAATATTGCTGAATCATTAGATGAAGAAGAATTAATCAAGATTGGGCAAGAGTGCAAGCAAGGTTTTGATGTTGATATCCGCAGTCGTGATATGTGGGAAAAGGATATTGATGAATGGACTAAACTTGCTATGCAAATTCGTGAGCCTAAGTCTTTTCCTTGGCCTAATGCTTCTAATGTCAAGTATCCTATTCTCAGTACTGCTTCTATGCAGTTTAATGCTCGGGCTTATCCTTCATTAATTCCCAGTGATGGGAAGGTAGTCAAAGGTAAAGTCATGGGTAAAGACCCAGATGGCAAAAAGGGTGAGAAAGCTGATCGAGTAGCTACTTATATGTCCTATCAATTCATGCATGAATTTGAGGGATGGGATGAAGACATGGATCGGCTCTTAATGATGCTTCCTATTGTAGGAACCATGTTCAAAAAGACTTATTGGTGTGGTCCAGAAAAGAGTATCAAGTCTGAACTAGTTTTACCTAAGAATTTGATTGTCAATAATTGGGCAAAATCCTTAGAGGCTGCAGAACGTACTTCTGAAATTATTGAAATGTCCCAACGTGTTCTAAAGGAACATCAACTCAGCGGACAATACCTAGATATCGATTTAGGTGAGCCAACTCATGAAGGTAAGGATGACTCAATCTCAATGATTGATGATACCACTCCTTATAAATTGATTGAACAACATACTTATCTTGAATTAGATGATGATGATTATAAAGAACCCTACATCGTAACCTTCCATAAGGAAACAGGTAAAGTTCTTAGAATCTGTGCTAGATTCACTGATAAAGATATTACTTTAGATGACAAGAATAAAGTAATTAGAATCACTCCAGTTCAGTATTATACAAAGTTTTCATTTGTTCCTAATCCTGATGGCTCTTTCTATGACATTGGTTTTGGAGTTTTACTTGGTCCCCTTAATGAGGCAGTCAATACTCTTCTTAACCAGATGGTTGATGCCGGTACCCTTAGTAATATGCAGGGTGGATTCATTGGTAAGGGATTGCGTCTTCGTGCTGGTCAAGAACGATTCCAACCAGGTGAATGGAAACCAGTTCCTAGTACAGGTGATGATCTAAAGAAACAGATTGTACCTCTTCCAGTAAAAGAACCTTCTAATGTTCTTTTAACATTAATGGGTAATTTAGTTACTGCAACTAAAGAATTAGCTTCTGTAGCTGAGATTTTCGTAGGTAAGATGCCAGGACAGAATACTCCTGCTACTACGACCATGGCTACAATCGAACAAGGTATGAAGGTATTTACTGCTGTTTATAAGCGTATTTATCGTGCCTTGGATAAAGAATTCAAGAAGGTTTATAAGTTAAATGGGGATTATCTTAATCCTCAGACATATGCCTCAGTCTTGGATGTTCCTGTAGGGCCGGATGATTTTGATTCCCAAAACTATGATGTGTGTCCTGGTGCAGACCCCACTGCTGTTTCTCAAACGGAGAAATTATTAAAGGCTCAGGGCTTAATGGAATTATTGCCATCCGGTGCTCTTGATCCAGTTGAAGTTATCAAGCGGATTCTTCAAGCTCAAGAACAACCTAATTGGGAAGCATTATTTAATAAGGAAGTCCAGCAGTCTGGTCAACTTCCACAAAAACAAGACCCAAAGATGCAAGAACTTCAAATGAAGTCGCAGATGGATCAACAGAAATTTGCTGCTGAACAACAAAAGAATGTACAGGACCAAGCTCTCAATGAACGAGATCAACAGTTCAAGCATATGATGGAAGCGCAAAAACAGAATCAAGATGCACGTCATGCACAGGTCATGACTGCCATTGAGGCAGCATCCAAACTTCATGCTGACCAAGCATCAGTGCAAGGTGAAGCGATGAAAGCAGCACAAAAAGCTGCCCAAGATGCCCAAGCACATGGGCAAAAAATGGCTATGAATGAACAAACTCATAGCCAGAAAATTCAACAACTTCGGGAGACCGCAAAATTACAATCTCAGAAAACGACATCCAAGCCTGGAAAGTAGACGACGTTACCAAGACCTTTTTCGCTGCTGTTAAAGAACGCATTGAAGAAATCAAGGAAGAGTTAGTTAGCACTCCAGAACATGAACGAGTAGTCTTTAGGCAAGGTTATATTCAAGCCATGAAAGATTTACTTGAAATCCGAGTGGAGGATTCTCAGTGAAACCAGTAACTCCAGGACATCGAGTCCTAGTTAAACCAGATTCTTTAGTAACAGTTGATCCAGTATTTGCTTCTGCTAAAAAGGCAGGATTAGAATTATTAGAAAAAACTGATCGCCAAGAAAGTACCATTATTGATACAGGAACTGTAATTCAATTAGGTGGTACAGCATTTGATGCTTTTGGTGGACGAGAATTCTGGTGCAAAGTCGGAGATAGGGTATCTTATACACGTCATGGTGGTAAGTTTATATCAAATCCAGATGATGCTGAAGAGAAGTGGCTCGTTTTAAACGACGAAGACATTATCATGGTTTGGGAGAATTGAATGACAGAAGAAGTCAAGGTAGAAGATACTGAACAAGTACAAGAAGTTCAATTAACTCCTGTTGAACAGGAAGCTATTGAACATGGTTGGGTTCCTAAAGATGAATTCCAAGGTGATGAACACAAATGGGTAGAAGCTGGTGAATTCATTCGAAGAGGTGAACTCTTTAAGAAGATTGAAGACCAGAATCGTGAGCTAAAGCAAGTTCGTCAAGCCCTGAATGGTTTCAAGGAACATTATACAAAGGTTGAAGAAGCTAGTTATCAACGTGCTCTCACCGCTCTTAAGCAAGAGTTTAAAACTGCTAATCGAGAAGGAGACTTCGATAAAGCGGATCGTTTAGAGACTCAGATTGAGTCTGTTGAACAAGAAGCTGCTGCTTTACGTAAAAATGCTGCATCACAACCACAACAAGCGGAAGCCAATCCTGACTTCGTAGCCTGGGTTGCCAAGAATGACTGGTATCATTCCCAAGTACATATGAAAGCTTATGCTGATCAAGTTGGTATCAAGTTTGCAAATCTTGGAATGAGTCCACGAGAAGTTTTACAGAAAGTAGATGCCGAGGTTCGAAAAGAATTTCCCACTAAGTTCACTAATCCGAACCGGGAAAAGGGCAGTGCGGTAGCAGACCCTACTTCACGTGCATCATCCCGTAAGTCCGATACATATGAACTTACTGATCAAGAACGTCGGGTTATGAATAGCCTGGTAGCGAGCAAAGTGCTCACAAAAGAGGAATATATCGCTGACCTCAAAAAATCTAAAGGAGTAGCATAATGGCTAGAGAACCAAAAGCCGTTGCCCTAAGTGGGCGGGTTCGGAGAACACCGTTGAACATGCGTAATAAACTTACCGTTAAAGACCGTGATCCAAATTACCATTACCGAATTGTAAACGTCAAAGAAGACCGTGTAGAGCAGTTCCAAGAACAAGGATATGAAGTCGTATTAACTACTCCAGTGGGTGATAAGTTAATTGATGCTCCAAGTTCATTAGGTTCAGCATCGGAAATCTCGGTAGGGGGTGGATTGAAAGCTGTGGTCATGAGGATTCCTAAGGAATTCTATGAAGAAGATCAAGCTATGAAACAAGCCCAAATTGACGAATTGGAAGCTACTATGGGGTCCAACGCCAAAAAAGGTTCTTAACCTTGATGGCCTGAGCCTCCGACTTTAAATAAATTGAAAGGATAGCTCATGGCTAATACTTCCCGCATTAACGGCTTTCGTGTCGTTAAACGATTAGGCGGTGAAAATGATTCATTACTCAATGTGTATTATGTTCCCAATGCTGCCGACGAAATGCTCGTTGGTGATATTGTGAAACTTAGTGGCACTGCTGATGTTAACGGTATTGCTACTGTTGATTTGGCTGCTGCTGGTGATGTACCTGTTGGTGTTATTGTTGCCGTTCTTCACTCCAAATTTGATCCTGTTGGTAAAATGACTACTGGATCAACTGCTCTTGATGTTCCTGCAGTCACTCAGATTGCAGCCGCAGGTGCAGGTTATGTTCTTGTGAATGATTCTCCTGATGTTCTCTTGGAAGGTGAAACTTCTAATGGTACTCCTGCTGCTGTTGATATTGGTCAGAACGTAAGTCATGCAAATGCTGCACGTACTGCTGCAACTACAACTTCTCCTGCAACAATTGATATGGGTACTAAGAATACCACATCTACACTCAATTTCCAACTAGTTGGCTTTGTTCAGCGTGTTGGTAATGAGATTGGTGCTAGTGCGAAGATGTTAGTACGCTTTAACGTCCATCAGTATAATTCTGTCGGCACTGTCGGCGTATAAGGAGCAAACATGAGTGCAATTACCACTACCTCGTTTGCCAAGGCCTTATGGCCCGGTGTAAACAAATGGTACGGAGATAAATATACAGAGTTCCCAGTTGAATGGACAAAACTCTTTGACCAGTTTACTTCAAAGCGTAACTTTGAAGAAGATGTTGGTGTTTCAGGTCTAGGTCTTCTCAGCACTAAAGCTGAAGGTTCTGGTATCACATATGATTCAAGCCGTCAAGGTTTCACAACCCGTTTCCAGCACGTAGTTTATGCGTCTGGTTTCATCGTAACTCGTGAAGCATATGAGGATGATCTTTATGACGTGGTTGGTAAGCAAAAGGCTCAGTCCTTAGCTTTCTCAGTACGTCAGACAAAGGAAATCCTTGCTGCCAACGTTTACAATCGTGCTTTCAACACCTCATATACAGGTGGTGATGCTTCCACACTAGTCGCTTCTGCGGGTGGTGGTGGTTCTGCTAGCCATCCTAATATTGCTGGTGGCACCTGGACTAATGGTCCTTCTGTAGCTGTCGATCTTTCTGAAGCTGCTCTTGAGCAAGCTCATATTGATATCGCTCAGTTCCAAAATGACCGTGGTCTGAAGATCGCAGTTCGTCCTCAATCACTAATCATCCCAGTTCAGACAATGTTCGAGGCAACTCGTATCCTGAAAGGTGATTGGCAGGTTAACAATGCCGAGCGCAACGTTAATGCAATGAAGATGATGGGTCTTGTCCCTGAAATCGTTGTCAACCATTATCTAACTGATACTGATGCATGGTTCTTACGTACTGATACCCAAGATGGTATGAAGTACTTCGAGCGCCGTGCGGATGAATTCACAACTGATGATGACTTCGATACAGAAAATGCCAAGTACAAAGCAACCTTCCGTTGCTCATTTGGTTGGACTGATCCCCGCGGTATCTACGGCTCACCTGGAGCTTAATAGATACAAGTTATAAATAATCTAAGAAATTAGATCAAGAGGGGTGTAAAGCCCCTCTTTAATATAGAGGTAATTAATGGCAATCAATCCATCGAGTCTCATTAATTATCCGTTAGGAATGGATTGGCGAACGGCTGCCAGTTCAGGATTAATTTCTGATTGTATACGTGTTGCTCCTCTTGGAACAAATTTAGATGTAGATACTCTTACTGATCCAGAAGATGTTTGGTCAGGAGCATCATTAGGGATTTTAAATGGAGTTGATCACAAATTAATTCCTATTCCATCAGTAGCAGTTGCTACTGAAATTGTTTCAGATAGTGCAAATGATACGGCTGCTGGAACTGGTTGTAGAACAGTTTTAATTGTTTATTTAGATTCAACATATACATCTAAAACAATTACACTTTCAATGAATGGAACAACTCCAGTAGCTCTTCCTGAAAATATCATAGCTGTAAATACTCTAGTTAGAAGTACATGTGGTATTTTTAGAGGAAGTAATATCGGAAACATCTCATTAAGAGATGTAGGTGGTTTAGGTTCCACTTATAGTTATATGGTTGCTGGACAAGGTTTCTCCAGAACGAGTCTATATACTGTTCCAAATGGCTATACTTTATTTGTTTATAGTTTATTATTTTCCATTCTTCAGAGTGATAAAATAAATAAGTGGGCAAGTTTCTCTTTCCCGATCTTGAATTCGACAGGATCAATTGCTAGAGCTTTACAGATTTCAGTTAGTTCTCAATCTCCATACAGACATGAAGCAGATGGACTTCCTATAAATACAGTATCACAAAAGAATTCCACATGGGTTACTTGTGATACAACTACTGAAGATAATACCCAAGTAACTTGTGGTTTTGTAGGATTTATTGTTAAAAATACACGTTTAATTATTGGAAACTAAATGCAAACAGTTTCAATTAAATGTGGAAAAGTTATGGATTTACTACAGAATGCTATTACTACAGTAACTGGTGATTGGAAATACAAAGATGGTACTGAAGCATCTTATCAAGCTGTAGTAAGTGGTACAGGTAGTGTATCTGCTACAGTAATCATTGAAGTTTCTAATGATGGTATTAATGCAATAAGTACACCATTAGGAACAATTGTTCTATCAGGAACAACTACTGATAGTGATGGATTTACTAGCAATGCTCCATGGAAATTTGTGAGAGCTAGAGTTAGTGCAATTAGTGGTACCGGTGCCACTGTATCTATTAACACCGGAGTTTAATTGTTGTTGGGAACTTTAGCCGGTTTACCACTTCTTCCACTCTTTTAAGGAGACATAATGGCTGCGCCATCAAATTACCCTTCTGGTTTTCCCTCTGGTATCGCTATTCGTGGCGTATCTATTCTTCAAACACATCCTGGTAAAGTTTTCTATGTAGATAACTCAGTTCCAGGTAATGGTGATCTATTCGTTAATGGTTCTAATGGTAATAAGGGTACATTCAAAGACCCATATGCCACTATTGCTTACGCAGTAACTCAAGCTCGTGCCAATAAGGGTGATATCATCATCGTTAAGGCTGGACACGCTGAGACAATCTCTGCTGCTGCTGGACTAGTTCTTTCTACTGCTGGTATTGCAATCATTGGTCTTGGTGTTGGTTCTAACCGTCCCACCATTACATTAGGTACTGCTAATACAGCATCGATTACTGTGACTGCGAACAATGTCTCAGTTCAGAACATTCTATTCGTCGCTAACTTCCTCAACATTGCTACTGTCTTTAGTATTGCTAATGCACAGGTTGCTACTGATTTTACTGTTGATCGATGCGAGTTCCGTGATGGTTCAACTATTCTTAATTTTGTGGCTGCTGTCACTGTTGGTACTACAGCAAATATTGCTGATGGCTTAACCTTTACTAATAACAAGGTTCTTGGTTTAGCTTCATCTCCTGCTGCTGCCACCACAGCAGTTGTAGTTGCTTCTGATACCAAGCGTATGACTCTTTCAGGTAATTTCATTAACCATGAAGTTGCATTGACTGATACTGCTTGTCTATTAGCTGGTGGTGCTTTAAATCATACACAACTTGTTGTGGATGGTAACGAAGTCTTCCGTCCTTCTACTTCAACCACGGGTCATCTGATTACTTCTAGCTCTACTGCATGCTCTGGTATTGTTTCCAATAACCTAGTAGCTCACCTTGATGCTACTGGTGGTCTAATGATTCCTACTGGCACTAAACTGGCCTTCTTCCGTAACTTCTGTATGATTACAGGTGCAGCCGATAAATCTGCCCTTGAGAATCCAGCCGCTGTTTAATCAAAGGGGCTTCGGCCCCTTCTTCAAGGAGACATAATGGCTAATACAGGTGCCTTTAGGACCTCGGATGCTACAGTGGCAGCCCATGGCGCTATTGCAGTAGTTAAAAGTGATTCTACTACTTTTCCAGTTACGCGTGGTCTTTATATTGGTGGAACTGGTGATGTTGCAGTATTAACAGCAGATGGTCAAACTATTACATTCTCTGCTGTCCCAGTAGGGATTTTCCCCATTCAAGTTACTCAAGTACTTAGTACTGGAACTACAGCAACTAATATTATCGCATTGTACTAATATGTGGATAGGAATCGGGGAACCTCTTAATCAACAGGTAGGGAGTCCTGGGACTAATGGAGCTAGTACGACTATTACCGTTCCCTCAGGATTTACTTACACTACATATCCATTCAATATCAAGCGTACATGGAATGGTGGGATTACCCATGACTTTGATATTACTACAATTATTCCAGCAATTACTAACACCTGGTATGTTGATCCAGTAAGTGGTAATGATGGTACAGCAGTAGTTAATGACCGCACACATCCATTACTTAATCTTGCCACTGCCCTCGCTAAGAATCCATGTGATCAAGTCAGGATCATCAATTTAACTTCAAACTTTCTTGGACGTACAACCAAAAGTTGGAATAACGTGCAACCTGCAGTCTCCATGAGTGTGGTTGTTGAAGGTAATTTCAGATATATTTCTGGTAAGTTTGCATCTGCTACAGTTCCTACCTGGATTGTAAACGGATCATTTGCCAATGTGTATCAAACCACTATTGCTAGTGCTTCTGCTGCCAAGGTAATTGATACAAGTATCCAAGCATTTGTTCCTTATAGCGATAAGAATAATGCAACTCAATTAGCTGATCTTGCTGCTCCAATTTATAGTAGTTATACCAATGTAGGCTCAGCGGCTGCAGTATCTGCATTAGCGGGTTCATGGTTCCATGATGGAACTAATCTACATGTTAGAGCATTGGATGATAGAAGTCTGATTGGTGATGCTGCTCTAGTTTTATCTACAACAGGTAATAATGGTCGTTATGGTGCAGTAACCAATAACTTAACTCTATATGTACAAGGGATTGATTTCGTCGGAGGTAATGCTCCGTTCCTTGCATTAACAGCATTAACTGGTAATACTGGAACTATAGCATTTAATAAATGCTCCTTCCAAGGAGCACAAACAGCTTCCAATGGATTATCTATCCAAGGTAAACTTACAGTTTATGGTTATCGTAATGGGGCTTATTATAATCAAGCAGATGGATTCAATTATCACAGTTTTGAAGCTGATGGTGTAACTACTGGATCATCTCCTACTTTCGTTGAAATAGATTGTGTTTCAGTTGGTAATGGAACCACTGGTTCTGCTGGTACTAGTGATAATGCATCAACTTGCCATGATTTTGTCAATGGTATTCGTATTAATGGTATTTATGTCAATAGTGATGACCGTGTATTAGCGGAAACTAATTCTGCACAAACATGGAATTTAGGATGCTATGTTGGACAGGCTATTCAAACAGCCGCCGGTCGAGAATCTATTGCGGCTTTATTAACATCACATGTATGGATTGATTCCGTCTACACTAAAGGAGGGGCTAATCCACAATGGATTGCTGCACAATCCTCCACTTTAAATTATTTTAAAAGTGGAAATGTAGTAAACGCAGGTACTGGTGAAGCTACTGGCACGGTCGCGGTATATGTCCCGTAATATGACAACAGATATTAAACAAGAAATTCTAACTCAAACGGTGCACGCAGTACCTTCGGGAGCATTATTGGGAACAGTATTAGCTAATGTCACAATTAATCAATGGCAGGCGGGTATAGCTATTGCATTCATTCTTTTACAAGCAGTCTACTTAATCTGGAAATGGATTAAAGAAGTACGGAAAGATAGACAATGACTTTCAATCCTGGATGGAGATCAGGCAGGTGGCAGGCAATCTGCGACGTATGTGGATTCAAATTCCATTCAGATCGAATGCGCAAGCGTTGGGATGGTTTATTTGTCTGTGAAAAAGATTGGGAAACACGTAATCCACAGGACTTCCTAAAACTCCATTCCGAAAGAATTACCCCTCCATGGACTCTTCCAGAAGCTGGAGATACTTTTGTCAATGTCTGTTATATCTGGGAACGTGCTGCTTATGCTGATCTTGGTACAGCAGATTGTATGGTTGTAGGAAATACTTCTCAACCTTATCTCTTTTTATTAGGGTTAAGAGACCCTGCAGCGGCGGAGTAAATATGTTAGAACTTCTTCTTCCTTTATTTGGGAAAATCTTTGATAGGATTATCCCTGATCCTATTGCTGCTGCCAATTCTAAACTCGAATTAATGAAGTTAGTTCAGAGTGGTGAACTAGCTCAATTAACTTCTGATACTAGTATTGCTTTAGCTCAACTTGATGTGAATAAGGCTGAAGCCACTAATCCAAGTCTCTTGGTATCTGGCGGCCGGCCTTTTATTATTTGGGTCTGTGGAGTTGCATTTGCTATTCAATATGTAGTTGGACCTATGGCTTCCTGGATTGCTGCTTTAGCCGGGCATCCTGTTCAATTTCCTACTCTAGATTTCACTGTGATGATGGCCCCTTTAATGGGACTACTTGGACTAGGTGGATACAGAACTATGGAAAAGATTAAGGGAGTAGCTGCAATATGACAACTTCTGGCACTACCACTACTCAGATGAGTCGTGATACTATTATCAAATCAGCAATGCGTAAGATTGGTGCATTGGCACAAGGTCAAACTCCATCCACTGAAGATTTTACTAATGGTACAGAAGCCCTTAATAATCTTGTAGCTGAATTCCAGACTCTTGGTATGCCTTTGTGGTCCAAGAAAGAATTAAATATTACATTAATTGCTTCTCAGAAGAGTTATACAATTGGTATAAGTCAGGCAATTAATACTCCATTTCCTTTAAAAGTATTGCAAGCATGGACTGCACTAACTTCAGGAACTGGTTCCCGTCAGCAGTTAGAAGAGCGGGGTATTTATGATTACAATATTCTTCCTAGTGATTCTGGCACTTCTGGTAGTCCCAGTTCGTATGAGTATCAGCCATTCATTAATTATGGAGTCCTTCGGATATGGCCTGCTCCTGATACTTCTTCTGCGGCACTCAAAACACTTACCATCTCCTATATGGCACCTTTTGAAGATTTCATATCTTCTGCTGATACTCCTTATTTTCCCAAGGAATGGAATAATGCTTTAGTCTATGGATTAGCCGCATTACTAGCCCCTGAATGGGGAATGCCTATCCAGGATCGAGGAATGCTTATTAAAGAAGCAGAACAACATAAAGATGTTGCCCTGGACTTTGGTCTTGAACAATCTTCCATGTTCCTTCAACCAACTGAAAATTGGAACCGAGTTAAGTAATGCCATTCAGCAAATCTCCATCTCAATCAACATATCAAACCAAAGTCATTAAATTGATGAAGGAGGTAGATACACGTAATGCTACCCCAAATTTAAATGACGAAGATTATGTGAATGTTTATTTTGAGACAGTAAAGAATAGGCTGACTGGAGAAAATGATCAGTATATAATCAAGCGGGCTGGGACATCTACTTATAGTACTCCAGGGATTTATACTAATATTCGTGGAATGTACTTTTGGGAAGACCAACAAAGAGTATATATAGCCCTTGGTAGAGATTTACTTTACTATGATCTAACGACAGATACTATTGGCGCAACTTATACTAATTTCTTTGCAGGTTCTGTCACTCAAGTTGGGTTTACTGAATTTTTATATGACACTAATATGGTAACTTTAATCACTTTAGATGGAACTACTTTAAAAGAAATTACATCTGCTGGTGTAATCACAACCTGTGTGGATGCTGATTTTCCTACACCACACGACCCCAATCCAGTATTTTTAGATGGATATATCTTTATATTAAAGACAGGGACAGCAGA